AAAATACTTATCAAATTATAAATTTGGAAATGAGAAGAATATATTAAATCCTAAGAAAAAAGAGCAACGCACTGTACTAGATTTTTTATTCTTTTTAGAAAAGGTTCAAACAGGCAATGACTCTTTGGATTCATTTATTAGAGGTGTAAATACTAGTTTTGAAAAATGTCTATCGAAAACTGGTGAAATGTCGGTTTTTGAGAGTGGATTATTGACAGGTAACTATGAAGAAGAAGAAAAACTTAATAAAAGTTTCAAAGAGTTTAATAAAAATAAAAATAGTGGCATGTCCAAGAGAACTTTTATTAAACAACATATTTCAGATACCTATAAAGACATAGAACTAAATGATACTCTACCTTATATATATAGGAATAAATGTATAAAGCTTGAAAGTTCTATTTTTTCAAAAAATGAGTTTATATTAAAATCTGGAACTTCTTATAAAAAACATCATGAAAGTAGAGAATATAAATCTAAAAGTACTATTCCTATGGATAGTTATAATGAAATAGAAGAATTTATGTGTCTATTGGAGCAAGATGAACCAAATCCAGAAAAGATAAATCCTATAATGGTAAGTGGTCTGGGTGTAGATTCTTTTGAAGCCAATGCAATTAAAAGTAATCTCCAAGATTATCATAGAGTCTTCATGTCCAATATACAAAGGACTAAATGCCATTCTATGATGAAACATACAAGCTTAGCTGCCAGTCAAATTCTTCATTTTAATGAATTAAATACAACAGAGAATGCATTTTATTTTTTTAATGGTGGAAGAAGTAATATATTGCATATTATACAGGGTGGATCTGTTTGCCGTGGTTCAGATGTAGGTCAATCATGTTTTACAATATTTTTGACTGATAATAAAAATTGGTGTAATAAGAGTTATGGTCAAATAGAGGTAAAAACTATAAAAAAATACAACAAGACTTTCTATTTAGTCATAACACCTTGGGTAAGACTTACTTCAGAAAGACTAAACTTCATGAAAGACCAATATTACTCGACATTATCTACAGGTTACGATAGTTGGTCTAGACTTAGAGATAAAATGGAATTCAATGATATCTTACGACATATATATGTTTTCAGATCATGTATATCTATGTGTCCTACACAAAAAATTGCTGAGTTGTTAATGGACACGCGTTATATCTTTATGTCTGCACTAAGTGTTTGCTCTAATGTAGAAGAACTAATTAAAGATAAATTTTCACCACCCTATAAAAATTGTATGGAACAATTTATTGTTAGAAACTTAAAAAAGAAATGTATACAGACTGTCATTTTTTTAAAAAATAATCCTCCAAAACCAACTAAACCAGGCTTTTCAGGAAAGACAAGACTATTGCATACATTGGGAGGTGAAATACAGGTACCATCACTTTGGTCAGATACTATTCTACCTGACCTACAATCTATATTTGATGATATATTTGTATATGTACATACATCTAAAGAAGCTTCATCTGAATACCATGAACAAATCAAAGCATTTAATACTATTTTAAAATATCAAAATGAGTTTGATAAATTGGACTTAGATAGTCAAAGGGGCATACACAATTTCCAAAGTTTCAAAGAATTTATTATTTCTGGTAAGCAAGTAGGTTGTTTTGCAAAATTTATCTATCATGGAACTAAATTGTTTAGTAAAAGGTATAAAGGATTACATAAAGGCTTTGAATTGAAAGAGAATTGCTTAGAAGAACCCATTGGCCAAATAGTATCAACCAAGTCTTGCATACCAGAATATGAGAGAGTAGTGAGACAGCAAGAATATTCTAAACAAAAGTATAAGAAAGTTATAGAAAATATGGCTAGTCTACATAAGTTAAGGAAAGAAGATGTTGAACCTTTGATTATAAAAAAAGTTTATAAAATTGAAATGGATATTGAAGATGACATTGAAATTGTTATTCCTAATACAAACAGAGTAAAAGTTCATGATGCATTACTTGATTGGATAGACAGATTTGGTTCAGATAAGATGTATGTAATAGATATAGCAAGCTGGAATCTAAAAGAAAATAAAGGAAAAGTGCTAACAGATACTTGTATTAAAGCACAGTATGGTGCGAAAAGAGAATTTTATGTTGTAAACCTAGGTGCAAAAGCTATGGCAAGGATGTGTGAAAATAGCTATAAGGTTTTATCCAGGCATTGTAAAAATGAAATGATTAGTGTACCAGGTGATAGAAAATTTGAATTTATACAAGAAGCTATAAATGAAGTAACTTTGGCATCATCTAGAAGACAGGATAAAATCTTTTATGTAAACGGTGATTGTACAAAATGGTCTTCTTGTGAAACTATGGCGTCATTTTTATCTATGAATGAAGCATTAAGAGATGTTTTTGGTGATACTTTAACTGATTATAATGCTGCAACATTTGCTAGTTGGGCTAATAAAGAAATTCAGATTCCAAAGAGCATATTAGAAAACTTGAGATTCAAGAGTGACAAAACCAGTTATGTTAATGATACCGGTATTCTTTTTAGCACTCAAAATTTCTTACAAGGAATGTTCAACTATTCTTC